CCCCTAGTAGAGGCAGCCGCCCCGCCCGCCTTATGGGACTAACTGAATGCATAGAATGCGGCCAAGGCTTCGAAGCGCAGCCCTGCGACCGGGACATCTGCCCTGAATGCGAGGAAGAATACCGCTTGCAGAATGAAGAAAACGCCCGCGAAGAATTGATATGCAATGCACTTGACTGCCGCTGCGGGGCATATGGCTTCACCAAGGCAGGCCAGCCTTACCACGCTGCCGACTGCGTATGCGGACGAACTTGATGAGCACCCTGCCCGAACACCTCTACCTCGTCGGCTCCCCCTTCCTCCCCGGCTACGAATGGAGCCAGCCCGAACGAGTAGAGCTAGACGAAGCCGGCCAAGTCCCTGCTCACATCGCCGCCGCTATCGGAAGAGGGCAGAGTACCGGATTGGTCGGCTATATCCGCGAAGACGTGGCCCAAGCCGACAAAGAGAAATACGCCAGCCTGCTGCTGCGGGCGGTTTTTAACGCTAAATCAGAACCTAACCCCTAAAGCTTAAATCTCATGAACGCTACGCTGCTAAACGAAGCCGCTCAATCTCACGCCAAAGAAGTGCTAGGAGAAGAGCAGTACGCCGCTAATAATGAAGCGGCCGAATCTATCGCCAGCGATTTTAAGGCTGGCGCTAAGTGGGCCGCTCGCGAGCCGCAACCCACTATTGAGTTGCTGCCTACTATGCGCGTAGAGACAGCGCTTGGTGTTCTGACTGTCTCGCATGAGGACATAGACAATGCGGGCGGCTTTACGCCGTGGCTTCAAAACAGTGGCTATATCGGTGACGATGAAACAGAGGATGATATTACTTACCGGCAAGGCCCACTGCTGACCCGCGAAGCATACCGCGACCTTCCTCAATTGAACTAGCCAAGCCACGCCATGAGCGATTCGTCCAACGAGTACAAAGTGCCCAGAGCTCAGAAAGCGCGGCAAATGGCAAAGGAGATTACCTACTCAGGCGGGCGCACCCCGCTTTCAGGCTATCCAACACCATCGGCCCCCACACTAGAAGCAGAGACGCCGCCGCCCGCGCCCGAAGCCCGTCTGCAAGCTTATTCCGACCAGGTCACCAAAACCATGCAGGCCGGCGTGAAGGATGGCATTCGCCTGCTGAAGCAATGCCGCCGCACCGACCTAGCCAACCAAGTAGGCTACATGCGTGCTCGGCTAAACGGGGCCTTGTGGGCGAAAGAGAACCTGCAACGCGACCTAGCAGTAGCCGAGGCCCGCGCTACTTCCGCAGAGGAAAGAGCCACCGCCCCGTCCCCCTTCCAAATAACCCGCAGCGACCTCTACCAGAACTTGCAGCTGGAATACTTCCAGATGAAGCAGCGTGCCGAAGCAGCTGAGGAAAGAGCCACCCGAGCAGAGGCGGCGCTAGCGGAGGCCACAGAAGGTGCCAGGCAGGTAATACGCCGTGAGATTGAGGCGCAGATGCGGGCGGACAAAGCAGAGCGGGCAATTGATGACGAGCGCGAGCGGGCAACCAAAGCCGATGCCAAACGCCAGCGGGCACGCCAGCACGCGATTCAAGTTGTCGGGCAATGCTTGTCGGGCGGAGACAGCCAACTAGCCGCTGATGCTTTATTCAACATGATTGGGCTGCTTTACGACGAAGCCGACGACAAGCAACTCTACCCGCCAATGTCCGATGAGGCCGGCAGCACACCCCCTAGAGAGAAAGGAGGGCAGGACGCATGATGGAGGGAATGAAAATAATGCTGAGCACTTGGGCGCTTATGGCTTTCACTCTCTTCTTAGCCGCCCCCTTGTACTACCTGCTGAAGCGTTGGGCGGTGTGGTGCAGACGCCATGTAGGAGGTGAGTAATGAAAGGCTGGACTGAAAAGTATTTAAAGCCCACCAAGGCATCTGGCGTGCCCCAGGAGCGACGAACGCCCTCCCGCACGGCAAAGGACACACCCGAACCCAACACAACGCCTCAAATCAAGAAAACCCAACACTGGGTAACGGACACCCTCGACATCCGCAAAACCACCACTGTAGACGACACGGCCCGCGTGGTGCTTATCCTAGAAGAAAGCCACTTGCCTGCGTTGATTGCCCACCTTCACCAGTTTAAGCCATGACGAAAGAAGAGTTTGCCGCGAGCCTACACGGCCGCGATGCCCACCGCTTTGACCTCACGAAAGAGGAAACTAAGCAAGCTAAAGCCGCTGGACTCGCAGTGGTTTTTGGCCAATCCGACGACCTAATGGAGTTTCGGGGTGCGATTGAGGATGAGGTAGGCGCTTGGGATGGCGTAACCGCTGTGCTATTCAAGCATAAGGACAGGTTCTTCGCTACGGACGCCGATAGCATAGGCGAAATGGACAACGCCCGGCAAGAGGTTGCTGCAATGGACGCTGCGGAGGCCGGGAATTTGGTCACAGCCGTTTGGGGCAATGCCGCGCCTGAGATGCGCTGGCTTATCAAAACCGCCCTACCTCACGCGCCCTTCGACCTGATGGAAGATGGAGAGGTCTATGACCGCGGGCTAGTTCTGAGCCTCGCTGACCTCGCCTAGCCCCCCACCTTCAAGCATACACCCCCATGAGCGATAAAGCAAAGAATTGGATACGCCTCTTTTGGTATGGTGGCTTCTTTCTGCTAGCCATCTATTGTAGCACAAAAGCCCACGGCTGGGGCTACGCGCTTTGGCTAGTAGCCGGCGGGCTTTTTTATCAGCAAGCGTCAACAGCATTCGACCGTCTCTAGCCATCCGACACCACCCTAGTAGCAGCAGCTACCCCCTACAGCAAGAAAGCCATGACAACCGACCAGCTAATACAACTTTGCCGGAATCAGATTGCTGACTTCAAGCCAGCTGGCAAGAGCTTCCCATTTGTGAGATTGACGCTGGCAGGCGCGCCCAGAGGAAGTCGCAGAAAACTCAGCCAAATTGCGGGCGCACCCTTTGGTGACGTGCTAATGGAAGTCCCTGGAAATAAAACTTTGTGCGTCTTCGATGCCCGCGAAGTCCTTGCCTTTTGCGAAAAAATACAGGCCCTCCCCACCACCTAGTACAGAACACCCGCCATGTCTGACACTCCCCACCTGTTAAGCCCCGAGCGGGTAAAGGCAATTCAGCAGTACGCGCACTTCCCGTTAGTAGAAGTTAGCGCACATGCTGCCCAATACCTTCTTGCGCTGACTGACATGCTAGCCGACCACACCGCCTTCCGCCAGCAGGTAGCCACCGAGCTAGCCAAGTTGATGTGGCCCGAGCCCGCAGACAACCCAACTGAATTGCGTATCGCTCGCGCCTGTAACGAAACATTACGGTGCGCCACCACCCGTCTAGGCCTTGAACTCCCCACTGTATGAAAGAGCCCAGCCCACCATCTGTTAAGGCGTTGATGTGAACCATATTCGTCTTGGCGAATGTAGATTTGTGTGTTATGGAAAATACTGGCAGGCCAACGGTTTACACTCCTGAAATAGCTAAGTATATCTGCCAGGAATTGGCGGAGGGGCGTTCGCTGCGTAGTATTTGCGCCGAAGAGGATATGCCCCACCGCTCGACGGTTTATGATTGGCTAGATGGAAGCCTGCATGGATTTCCCGACCAATACGCCCGCGCGCGCGCAAGGCAGGCCGATACAATGCTTGATGAGATTATCGAGATAGCCGACGACCGCAGTAATGATGTGCAGCAGGTGGAAATCGCGCCGGAAGTGAAGGTTGACCGCGTAGACTATGAGGTAATTAACCGCTCAAAGCTGCGCGTAGACGCGCGCAAGTGGGCAATGAGCAAGCTAGCCCCCAAAAAATATGGGGATAGCAAGCAAATAGACGTGACCAGCAAAGGAGAGCGCGTAACCGGCTTTGCCATTGTGGATTATACAGAGGATGATAGCTAAGCTCAAGACTTTCGCCAAGCAGCGGGAGGCGCTTAAGCTGCTGCGCGACAATCACACCAACGAGGTGATGTATGGCGGCGGCGCGCGCGGTGGAAAAAGCTGGATAGGTAATACGTGGGTTGTAATGTGCTGCCTAGCAATGCCAGGGGCTGCCTTTCTCACGGCGCGCGAGGAGTTGACGAAACTGCGCGACACCACGCTGCTTACCTTTTTCAAGGTCACGGCAGCTTTAGGGGTGCGCAACGAGTACACCTTCAATGCTACAAGCCTGACAGCCACCTTTCACAATGGCAGCGTCATTTTCTTTCGGGAAATCAAGTACATGAAGTCCGACCCCGAGTTCGACCGCTTGGGCTCTTACGACCTTACGGGCGCTTTCGTGGACGAAGCCCAGCAGATACATCCCAAAGCTATCAGTGTGCTACGGGGCCGCTTTTCGCTACTCAGTGGCTTGTGTGCCGACGGCAGCCTGTGGCGCACGGTGCCAAAAACCCTGTACACCTGCAACCCGGCCAAGAACTGGATTTACACCGACTTCTACAAACCACATAAGGAAGGTCGATTGGAGCCATATAAGGCCTTCGTAGTAAGCCTCGCCACCGACAACCCGTTTGTGAGTGAAGACTACCTGGAGAACTTGCGGCGCTCGGACCCTATCACAGTGGCCCGCTTGCTTGATGGCAATTTTGAGTACGACGACGACCCTACGGTTCTGCTAGGGTATGATGATATTGCCAACCTGCTGCTAAATAGCGAAGTGCAGCCAGGCCTACCCGCTCTGACGGTTGACGTGGCCCGCTACGGGAAGGACAAGTCCGTTATCTGGCGCTGGAGCGGGTGGCGTTTCTCCATCGCGCGCGTACTCAAGGGCGCCAGCGTGCCCCAAGTGGCGCAGGCGGTTAGGGAAGAGATGTCCGAGACGCGCTGCCCGGCTGAGCGGGTCGTAATAGATGATGATGGCGTGGGCGGCGGCGTGCGCGACCTCATCCCAGGCAGCGTGGGGTTTGTGGCGAACAGCCGCGCGCTTATTGACCCCAAAACGGCACCAGAGCGCAGCCCCGAGACGGGCAAGATGGAGCGCAAGCCAGAGAACTACAACAACTTAAAGTCGCAGTGCAAGTTCCGCGTAGCTGCTCGCATCCGTCGCGGCACGGTGTTCTTGGAGGAGCACCCCGGCCCTGAGATATGGGAGGCCCTGGGGGAAGAATTGGCGCAGTGGAAGCAGGATAAGGTAGATACCGATGGCAAGCTGTCTGCTGTGCCTAAAGAGGATGAAAAGGAGCGGCTAGGCCGCAGCCCGGACTACGCCGACCCCATCTACATGCGTGAACTGCTTGAGCTAGAGCGCCCGACCGCCGCCCGCGCCAAGGTGCGCCAGCTAACGGGCGCGCGGCCTAGGCGGGTAGTAGGCGAACGTGATTAAGTATAATTTCTATAAGTAAATACAGCTATAAGTCTCGGTATCGCCCGGTAAAACACTCGCGTTTAGCCCCAATGCAGCCAACCCAGTACAATTTATGCTAACACTTGTTGACAAAGACGGCCCCTACCAACTGCCTACCGGCTGGTACGAAGTCAGCACCCGCCAGCACTGCGAGCTAGACCGCCGCCAGTTAAAAACTATGGAGGCGCGCGCTAGCGTCTTTGCTGGCCGGTCTATTCAGGTTAACGGCTTGGTAGCGGATGCGCTCGCATGGGCACTTAAACCAGTACCCAGTGAGCGCACCGGACAAGACTACCCTGAGGAGCTAGGACAGGAAACGTACCTGCAAGTCGAGACGCTGAAAGAAACCCTGGCTGCCCAGCCGCTGCATGCCTGCTTCGGGCAGGTGTACGCCACCTTCGTCGCCCGCCGCTGGCGCCGCTCGGAAGAGTTCGACCAACGGATGGCCACGAGCATCGCCGCGCAAGCCTGGGACATGCCCATTACCGATACCTACCCCGCTGTAGCGCATTGCATGGCGCAGCTAGCCTACCTGGGAGCCAAGTATGCCGCGCTAGCGGAGCCCGACCACACCGAGGCCGGACGGCGGGCGCGAGAGGCAGGTAGTGAGCGGCTGAGCATGTTCAAGCACTTCAACGTGGCCTACCACTACGCCCACAAAATGGGGCTTACCTTAGAGCAAGTCTATCAGTTGCCATTCGACACGGTGGCCGTTATGCTTTTGCACGACCGCACGACGGCCGAGATTCAGGACACGCTCACGCAACTCAACACCCCGAAAAGCAAATGACCACTCCCGCCGAAGTAATCGCCGTAGCTGCCGAGGCCGCCCTGCTGCAATGGGTAGCCCTAGGGTACCAACAGGGCACGTTCCTGCACGCCACTCAAGTACAGGCGGGCGTCGAGGCCAACACAGTGCCCATGCCGCTCATTACCTTGTTCGACTACACTACCAATCAGCGAGCTACTACTGACCGCGTACTGCGGGCCGACTGTACACTTTACTTCTGCTCCGAGAAAGACGGGCAAGGCGACAGTGCCGAAATCGAGATGGCTACCGTGGCGCTGATGGCGCAGTTGAAGCGCCGGTTCTTCGCGGTGCTGGACAGTTCGCCCGTTGTCGAGATAGCCAACATGCGCGCTACGCCCTTTCACGACGCCTACGCAGCTAAGCTGACGGGGGTAGGCGTGCAGTTCACGCTCGGCATTCCAGCTGGCCCGCTGAACGTGGAGTGCTTGACGCGCGGGGTTGGTATTCGGGTGCGGGCGCTGGCGTCGGAATCGGGCGCGTACATTTTAACGGAGGGCTAGGGCTATGCTGCTTACTTATCTAGTTATTGCCCTGGTGGTTTATGTAGCCCTACTAGGGAGGGGCGGCTGCCTGTTTACCAGCATCATTACCGCTGCCCTGTGGCCGCTGCTTACGTTGCAATTTTTCGCCCTGCGGTGGTTTTCGCCTAAAAATGACTGACGCCCTCTCCCGCCTCACTGACTACGGCAACGACCTGCTAGCCACCCTGCGCGAGGCTATCCGAAGTAAGCCCATTACCAGGTTCGGTGCCATCAATGCTAGTGGCAACCTAGCCGCCTCCCTACGGGTAGAGGTGAGCGAGACGGCCACGGGGTATCAGCTGCTGCTCTACGGGGCCACCTACGCCCTGACACTGGAGTATGGCCGCAAGCCCGGCAAGTTCCCGCCGCTCAAATCCATTCAGGCCTGGATTGAGACGCGCGGCATCGTGCCCAGCCCCGACGCAAACGGCAAAGCCCCGAGCGCGAAAGCCAACGAAAAAGGCTACAGCAGCTTAGCCTACCTGATAGCCAGAAAGATTGCCAACAACGGCACGCAGATTTACCAGCTGGGCCAGCCTACGGGGTTATTTGGGGAAGTGATAGGCGAAAATATCCCCGCCCAACAACTAGCGAGGCTCCTGCTGCCCGTGTTTCTGGATGAAGTTAGGAGCGCTGTTCGCTTAGCGGCGTAAAGTTCAAAGGCCTAGTAGGGTGCAAATGTTGCGCTTGCGCGCGCGCGGGTAGGAGGTTTGCGGTATGGCCCAAAACCCGTACCTGGTTTACTACACGCTGACGCAGCCCACGGCAAGCGTGCCCACAGGCACGTTGTATATCGTCGCAAATAGTGGGGATTCGGTAGGGCCGATAACGCTGGAAGTGCCAGGGGTGACCGGGGGTATTATCAGCATGAACGAGCCCACCGCGAACGCCAAGGAGTACGCGGCGCGGGTGGGGGGCATTCCCCCAGGAGCGAGCTATAATGCGGTTATCTACGATGCCAGCCCCGCCAAACTGCCGGGCTTCAGTCAGGCGTTTACGATAGACCCGGCGCCCGCCGTGGTACTGGGCTGTACCGCGCCCAACGCGTTTAATTTCGACCCTGCGGCTAACAAAGACAGCGACCCAACAAGCTGCGTCTTCGTGGTAGTGGACGTGGCCCCCGCGCAGATTACTGCGGCCCACTTGCCCATTCCCGTACTGCTGCGTGCGGCACCCACGGCCTCAGGGCTCGCTAGCATTGTCGTGCTGCTGCTGGAAACCGCTGACAGCTTGGCTGGTCCGTGGCGAGAGTTCGGCCGCCTCAAAGCCATCTGCGACGACGAAGCGCGCGCTGAGTTCAACCTGAGCGAAGCGGCCAAGAGCCTGCTACGTATTCAGCCGCCCGTTGAGTCCGGTGTTGACCCCTCCCTTTCCGCTCTGCTGCGCGCCCGCTACGAGGTGCTAGACCCCGACACGCTTGATGTGCTCTACACCGGAGAGGTCGGCACTACGCGGGTTATTAACGCGGTGCAGCAGGCTACCAGTGGCGCGACGCTAACCAGTGCTACCACTTATCCCACGGTACCCATAGGCGGCCAACTGTGGCAATCGGTAGTGACCTACGCGGGCGGGGTCCGCTCCACCTTGCTCGACCAAAATAGCGATGGGTGCCGCGCCCGCCAGCTCGTGTGGCTGAATGCTGCTGGCGCCTGGGACCAGGGCTTCTTCTTTGGCCGTCATGTCCACGGCACCGACCAGGCCGACGCCAGCACTTACCGGGACCAATCTGGCGCCGACCGCTACAGCAGCCGCAGTACGGTGAAAGACACCTTGCAGGTGTACTCGGACATAACCGACTTTGCTACCTATCGACTACTGCGAGGCATTCGCAAAGGCATTCAAGCCTACGAGCGCATAGGGCCTAACAGCTACGTGCCCGTGCTACTAAGTGCGGAGAGCTTCCCTGAGTACACCGAACAAACCGACAAGACATTCCAGGTCAATTTCACCGTGAGCTATCCGGCTCAGCTAATTCAGACGCAGTAAGATGGCAAATGATGATGTAATGAACAAATCGGTGCGTGATGGCGCGCTGGCTATGGCTTTATTAGAATTCCAGCCCGGCGACAACGTGGTATTTGCTAATGGCACTGGTCCCTGGTTGGTTGTATGCGGCCCTGACCCGCACGACGCTAACTTAATCGAGTGCGCTTATTACAATGAAGTGACGGGCAAGTTCGACACGACCTCTTTCACGCCTGGTTTGCTAAAGAAAACCAAGATATAAACCATCAAAACGCAGTGGCCATGACCTACCAGCAACTACGCGCGCAGCTGACGCTAGCCAAGGCGGCTGCGCAAGAATTGAGCCCCGCCGATGCCCGCTACCCTAGCGCGGCAGCGGATGTAATACGCCTTACGGGGCTGCTGAAGCGTTTTGAATCTGCTATTGGTTCGGCTACCCTGCCCGGCGGCCACCTACGCCCCCACTAATGCCCTACCTGTCCCTTACCCTCAGCGGCCAACCCGTTGACCTGCCGGCCGACGCGGCGGTGGCGCTGAGCTACCGGGCTAATGACCTGCGCAATCTAGACGGGCGCGAAGCCGCGTTCTCGGAAACGTTCACCCTGCCGCTTACCGCGCGCAACGTGGCTGTACTTGGGGCGCCCCACTCGCTCGACTCGCTGACGAACGCGCCTTACGTGCAGCTGCCAGCTGTGCTCACCTCCCCCGGTGGGGTGGTGCTACTACGGGGGTTTGCACTGCTAGAAGCGGCTGGCGACGGGTATGAGGTAACGCTAACCGACGCCCTGGGTAGTCTCTTTGCGCAGGTGGGCGAGCGTCAGCTACGCGAGTTAGATTTAAGTGCCTACGACCATGTGCTTTCCTATGAAAACGTGCGTGATGCCAGCGCCAATGGCAGTGGCTATACCTACGGGTTAGCTGACATTGGCTATTTGGCCCCGCGCCCATTGGATGAGCGTGTACTCTATTGGGAGCAAGCGCTGTGCGTATTTGCGCTCACTATCCTACAAGCTATCGTAGCCGAGGCACTACCCGGCTACCGGGTGCGGGGTACGCTACTAGCGGAGCAAGATTTTCAATCGCTGCTGTTCCCGCAATCCACGCCAAGCCCACAACTACGCGAGGGGCGCCTAAAAGAGCTGCGCGTTGTGGCCGCCGTGGTTGCGCGGCAAGTGTACGTGGGCACGGCCAATTCGCAGTTCTTCGGCCTGCCCTTGCAGTTCCCCCAGTTGCTCAGTGGCGACCCGCAATTATTTGCCGATGGCCTCCACTACCAAACGCCTGCTTACACGGCCGATTTAAGCGTGAAGCTTACCCTGCGCTTTCGGCTCGATGATGGCGCCGGGCCACTAGGCAGCGTAGCCCCCTTGCCGACTATCCACGTGGTATCGGTCGATGCGCAGGGGAATGACAACTTCCGCACAGAAGTAACGGTGCAGGATTTGAAGCTGGAGCAAGAGGTAGTGATTGAGGCCAATTTGCCAGTATTTGAGGCCCCCAACGTGCGCCTCAAAGTGGTAGTGGTCTTACGGCAGGGGCTCTCCTTTATCCTATTACCTGGTAGTCAAGTAGAGTTCACGCATGGTTCGCGCACTTATCCTGGCGCGCATGTGCACCTCGATGCTACCCTCCCTGACTTTTCACAGGCTGATTACCTGCGCCTGCTAGCTAACCGCTACAACCTCGTTTTTGAGGCCGACCCGATTACTAAAGTTATTTACTGCAATCTATTCAACGACCTAGAAAAGCGGCGCAAGCAAGCCGTAGACTGGACGGATAAGATAGACTATGCCCAACGCCCCCGCGTTGAATTTAAGCTGGAAGGGTACGCCCAACTCAATACGTTCGTGCATGAGGAAGCCCCTGAGCAATACGAGGCGTCAGGGCCCTTTCTTGTTGGTGGCCCAGCTGAAGCTATCGGCACTGGTGAATTGCTGGTGCCCAATACCACCCTCCCAGCCAAGGCAGAAGCCTATGCAGCTCCCGTATTTCTGCCTCGGCAGCGCGAGGTGCTGGGGCGTGGACCGGCGCTATGGCTACCCTTCTGGAAGCTCTACGCCGACGACGACCTGAGCAAGCTAAACCCCGTGACGCCCATGCCCGTGCCGTGGCATGACGACCCCAACATCCCCTACTTCGCTGGCGGCTCAGTGCTGCACAACGGGCGCATGTGGCTGCCGGAACTATCTGAAGGCACAGGGGGCGATGCCTCGTATTTCGTAAAGCCTGGCAACGCGCCTACGTTGAATGAAGTGGATATTCAAACCAGTGACGGGCGCACCGTGCGCCGCCTGGGGTGGAGGCTCACCGATACTGTATTGCATGACACGCTGAATACGTGGGCGCTACTTGACCGCAGCGCGGCCGGCATGGTCGTGTATGACCAATCCCCCGGCATCGGGAGCTACCAGAGCCGAAACAGCCTAACAGCAGTCGGGCTATCCTTCGCGCAGGCCCTAACTACCTACCACAAGGGCACGCAAGCTATTCTGCAACGACTCCAGTTGCTAACGCTAGGACTGCGGCTAAATGCGCTGGACATTAGCGGGTTGGAGTACACCCGCCCCATTGCCTTGCGGGTGGCGCACTGGCCCGGCTACGGCAAGCTAACCGAGTTGTTCTACCTCAATAACATCGACCAGTACCAGCCTGGCCTATCAAATACGGTAAACGTGGAGTTGATAGCGCTTGGCTTATCCGTGCCCGGTTTGGCGCCGCCCGTACCCCTGCCCGTGCAACGCGCCTTTGTGACGGAAAGCGCTGATTTCTACGCCCTGACGGAAGCAGGGCAGTACCTGCTAGTAGAATAACCGATATGGCACAGAATACCGAAACCCTCCTATTGCAGGTTGACATCCAGGCGAACAATACCCGGCTGGTTGAATTGCAGAAGCAGTTGAACGACAACAAAGCTGCGCTCACCGCACTCAACAAGTCGTTCAAGGAAAATCGCATATCGGCCGAAGAGTTAGCCGTTGGGCAGGTGAAGCTCAAGCAGGAGGCGGCCAACGTCGCCCAAGAACAGCGTGCGCTGAATAAAGCGAACACTGACCAAATTAAGATATTTGAGGCTGAAGAGGGCTCAATTGAGCAGCTGCGCGCGCAACTTTCCCGGGGCACGGCCGCCTACAACGCCTTGTCCAAAGCGAAGCGCGACGACACGGAAGAGGGGCAGAAGTTGCAGGCCAACAACAAGATGCTCTCCGACAACCTCAAGATACTAGAGGGAGCCATCGGGGACACGCGTCGCAACGTGGGCAACTACGCGCAAGCGATTGACCCGCTCATTGCCCAGCTGGTAAAACTGGAGGAAGCCCAAAAGCTAGCTGCGCCCGACTCGCAGGAGTACGCGCGCGCCATTCCCGTTATCAAGGGCTTTCAGCAGCAGATTACGGAAACGGCCATCAAAGCAGGAGTATCGCAGGAAGAGCTAAATAACAAGTTTGAGCAAACCGCCGCCGCCATCCGGCCGGCCACGGCCGCCCTGGTGAAGTTGGAGGAAGAACAGAAGAACGTAGCCAAGGGCACGGAAGCCTACACGCAAATCGGCTTCAAGATAGGCCAGGCGAGTAAGGCAATTGAGCACGCGACTGATGAATTAAAAAAAGGGCCGCCCGAAGCCAAAAAGCTTAGCTCAGGTTTGCTGGAAGCCGCGCGTAGCTCTGATTTATTCGGTGGCGCGGTCGGGAAGGCTACCGACTTGCAGCAAAAGTTAGTGAAGGCTCAGGAGCTAGCGAAGCTCGCCACCGGCGGCTGGACGGGTGCCCTAGGCGTGCTGCGGGTGGCACTCATCGCTACGGGGCTCGGGGCACTGGCAGTTATACTTGGCTCAGTCGTTACTTACCTCACGCAAACAGCCGAAGGCAGCAAGCTCCTCACAACCATCATGGACCAAGTGGGCGCTGTGGTCAACGTGGTAGTCGATAGGTTCGGTGCTTTCGGCAAAGCTGTAACGCAGGTGCTATCAGGCGACTTTAAAGGAGCCGCAGCAACGGCCAAAGCCGCTATGTCCGGCTTTGGCGACGAGATAGTGCGCGAGGTAAAGCTCTCAGGCGACTTGTCGAAGGCCCGCCAGCAGTTGGACATTGACACGGCTAAGAATATTTCGACTAATAAGCGCCTGCTAAATGAGGTGGAACGCCTTAAAAACGTGCGCGATAACGAATTTAACACCATTCAGCAGCGCCAAAAAGCCAACGAAGATGCCTTTAAAATCGAATTAACGCGCGAAAAGACGCTGGCCGACCTCGCCCGCCGTCGCATTGAGTTAATCCAGGGCGAAATCGACCTGCGCGGCGGCATTACGAAGGCCTCGCTGGAGCAGCGCAAGGCGCTAGGGGAAGCAGAGAACGAGCTGAGCGATATTCAGGAAGACGCAGCCGGCAAACAGAACGAACTCATCACGAACCGTTTCCAGTTGAACAAAGAACTGCTGGAGCAGCAGCAGAAATTGCGGGAGGATACCATCAAGGGCGACATCGCAAGCATCCAGACAAGATTAGCTAGCGCTAAGCAGGGCAGCGCACAAGAACTTGAACTACGGCAACAACTAGTACGCCGCCAGGCTGACTTGGAGTTAGCGGGGGCGGAGAAAACGGCCAATGATAAGAAGCTGATACTAGCCAAATTGCTACAGGACCAACTCAAACTTGATGAGGAGTTTGAAAAGTCCCGCTCGGACCGTGCCCGCGCCTTTCTCGATGCGCAGCTAGCCCGCGACCAAGCCAGTGCCGCCGCAGCGCAGAAGCAACGAGACGACGCTAAGAAAGCAGAAGAGGAAGCCTATGCGCAAAATGAACGGCTATTGGAGCGCAACCTGGCGCGCCGTGCGCTTGAGCTAGAGAAGAGTTATAACGAGGGCCTAACCAGCAAAGAACAATATGAGAGCCAAGTAGAATTATTGGAAGAGAACGGGCTGGGGGCGCGTATTGTCCTGCAACGTAGATTCAACAAAGATTCAACGCAACTTGAGACGCAATTAGCAAAAACACAAGGCAATTTCCGTCGGCAGCTAACAGAGAAAGAGCGGGAGATGAACGAGACGCGACTACAGGCGGCTCAGGCTTTCGGCTCAGCTGTGGGACAATTGTTTGCAGACACGCTAACTGGCACTGGGCAATCGTTGCAAGAGTTTGCGGGCAAGGTACTCATTCTCATTCTCGACACGCTGGAAAAGAGCGTGCTGGCGGCCACCGCTGAAGCCGCCGCCAAAAGCATTGCAGCTAACCCCACGCCCGCCGGCTTCATTCAAGCCGCCATCACGACCGCGGCTATTACAGTTGCATTCGAGGCGGCAAAGGCGGCTATCGGCACTACTACTGCTGAGCCGTTTGCCACTGGGGGTATTGTGCCAGGCACTGGCAATACAGACAGCGTGTACACTGTGCTGACCCCTGGCGAGGTAGTAATGAATAAGGCTGCCAGCCAAGAGCTAGCCCCCGTTTTGAGCTACTTAAACGCCATGTATGGAGGCAAGGATTTTGCGCCTGGCTTCACACCATCAAGCCCGCCGCAACAAATAGATGGCGGGTTGATGGCTCGCACTATTGGGCAAAATTTCCCGAGCGCAGCCGAAATCGGACGTGAAGTTGGCCGCAACGTGCCAAAAGAAATCGCTATTAAGACCATTCAGAAAGCTGAGGCTAACTACCAGAAGCCGCGCAAACTAACTAGCTTAAAATAGGCTAAGGGTGTAGGACATACTCGTAGCGTTTCTGCGCCGCCGCCTCAATAACAAATAGGCGCGCCCCGTCTGGTATTGGTTTCTCAATGGGGATAACAGCCAAATCGGTGTACACTATTGCCCCCATAAACCCAAAGGGGCTGGCTACGCTGGGCTCGGGCTTGTAGCGAAGTATTTCTTTGTTGTTGCCGTCCTCAAGTAAGAAGACGAAATGGTCTGCTGAAGCCAGTGACACCGAAGAGCGAGCCCAAGAAGCACGCAGATAGCCGTATGCCGGAATTTTTGCCCTCTCTTGCTCTTGCTGCGCCGCGTCCCATCTATTGAGAGCTGCATCCTTAGCGAACCGCGCGGCGCATTCGGTTGCGTCTACATAAGCCACGCCCATGTCATTGCCGTTTTGCGTGACCTCCCACACCTGCGGGTCTTTCGTTTTTCGAGGCGTCTTCCAGGAGATGGGCCGGGAATCTTGCCCATAACTAACTAGGGCAAAGCAGAGAAGGGCGGGCAGTAGGGCGGCTTTCATAGGGCCGCGAATATAGCTACCGCGGGCGCATTGGGTCGCTGCTTGGCTGGGCTGGCATCACATACTCGCGCCGAAGCTCCTGCTTAGCTAACGAATTGAGCACGGGAGCTACTAACCCCTGCACTGTGATGCCTTCATCGGCTGCGAGTTTGCGCAGCTGCGCTGCCCGTTCGCTAGGCACCGTGATACGGATAAATTCTACTCCTTTTTGGGTGCGCTTGTCGCGGGGTGAAAGGTCCATAAAGTAGGGTGCGCGTAGGGTGTATTTAGGGTATAACCGTCTTTACAAATATACTTAATAATCACCTTTGTACCATGCCTGGAACACGACATTATTACTTCCTAGACAGCATCGGCCAAGGGGATTGGTTCAGCTACGGAACCACGTTGCAAGACGTGCGCTATGCCGTGGAGGGCTACGCCGCTTTTGATGGCGAGATGGCCCCCGATGCTGTGCTGCCTGATGAGGTTGTATTCCACTATCCCAAGTGCTACGGCGGGGATGTATGGGAGGGCTACGGCATCTATAACTATATCCGCAGCCTAGCCGCGCGCGGGGTGAAAACCACAAGCCGCGTCGAAGGACTCTGCGCTTCTATTGCCACACTTACAGCGCTTGCTGCTGATTCGGTGCTCATGGCTGAAACAGCCGTGTGGATGGTGCACAAGCCCAGCGTAGACGCTGGCCCCTTCGCTAACGCGGACGACTTCGCTAAGGCTATTGTCATTCTTAATATGATTCAGGACCAGTTAGTTGGGCGCTATGTCGCTCGCTCAGCTGGCAAGTTGGACGCCGCCACGGCCCACGCGCTAGTGAACGGCGAATCATACCTCACTGCCGACCAATGCTTAGCCTATGGATTCATTACCGGCAAACTGGAAGACGCCCCTTTGGAAGCGCCTGTTGAGGCCGGCAAGGTTCTCAACTTCATTTCTCCATCCGCATTTAAGCGACCCGAAGCAACTATGCCAACCCTCACCCCAACTGAAGAGCAAGGGCTCTTCGCCCGCTTTGCCAATTGGCTAAAGGATAAGCCCGCTAACGAGGCCGCTCCCACGCAGCCCACTACCCCACCCGCGCCCGTGGTCACGAATACCTCAGCCGAGGTAACCGACAACGAGACGATGTATTTCGAGGGCGACGAGTTGGCAGTAGATACGCCCGTGTACTCGGATGCTGAGCTAACAGTGGCCTACCCTGATGGCGACTACACGCTGGCTGATAACCGCACGCTAACTGTGGCTAGCGGCATCGTGACTGTCCTGGCCGATGCCGCAGTTGAAGATACTGCCACGCCGCCCGTCACCAACGCAGCCAGCCTAGAGGCCGCCAATGCCCGCATTGCCGAGCTGGAGCAGCAGCTGAACGTGTCGAATCGCAAGGTAACGGGCCTGCAAAACAAGCTCGCTAAAGTACCTGGCTCGGCTGGCAACCCCACGCCTCCCGGCGCGGCTCAGAACTTGACTGGAAAGACTGGCACCCCCAAAAATACTGGCGGCCTGATGGTTAGCCTAACTCAACCCTCAACCCCTAACCGCAAGTAGTTTTATGCCTATCGAAATCTATCTGACCGAAACGACCTACTATGGCCGTGACGTTGATACCCCTGGTGCTGTTATTAAGCGGGGCATGTTTGGCTCGCAGGAGCTTACCGACCTCGGCTTCACCGTCCGGGAAGACGTGGTAGTTCCTGAGAAGATGTACATGGCCACCATGCAGGACGGTATCACGCGCAAGCGTGTCGGTTGCGGCGAGCGTACCAACAGCGGCGCATTTATTGCCCGCGAAAAAGTGCTCTCAACCACCCCCTTGCAAATCTGGGATGAGATTTGCGCCGAAGATTTTGCGGGCACCTTCTGGGAGCTATATCGCAAGAAGGGCTACGACGTAAACAACCTCGAAGATACCCTCTTGATGGAGGTTATCATGGAGTTGTACCAGAACGTCGGCAAGCGCGACCTACTGAGTATTGTGCAGTTTGGCGACACCACGCTAAACGCTGGCGCCGCAGTAGCCAACCCCGGCCCCGACGGCACCGCCGTTGAAAAGGCCGCCTACGCCAAGTACAAGCTGCTGAAGACGCTCTCCAGCATGGACGGCTTCTGGAAGAAAGTATTCGACGCAGTAGCTGCTAAAGGCACCGACGACAGCGACCCCGATGGCATCATTCGCGCGGTTACCATCCCGCAGACTGGCGCCCTGCCCGCCAACTACACCCGCGACGTGGTGCTGCCTGGCCTCTACGATGGCCAGTCCGACTTGATGGACGAGGTAGACGACGACGAAAAGCGCTTTGTGCTGAGCCGTGACCTGTACTCCAACCTAGAGGCATCGAACCGCAACTTCGCCACCACAGGTGAGCGCTCTTACGATTTCTACAAGACCGCACAGGGCGACCTGATGTTCAACAACATCAAGGTCGTTAAAAACAAGCTTATCAGCCAGAAGGCCCTGAAGCCCTACGCAGCTGGCGACCCCCGCACCTTCACGCGCCGCGCCTACCTCATTGTGGATGGCGGCTTCCAAGTAGGCACGGACACATACCAAGATTCGCAGAAGTTCGAGGGCTGGTACTCGAAAGATACCGACCTCAATAACATCCGCATGCGCTACAAGCTCGGTCTCCAGTACATGGATGGCGACGTGGTAGTGGTGGCTTACTAGCCAGAATCCTAACTCTTTAACTAGTATTCTGCTATGGGCTGCATCATCAACCTTTCAACCATTATCCCCGACTGCGATGCTTTAACGAGCATTGCGGGCGTGCGGAACTTCGGCTACTTCTGCCGCCGCATCGACATTACGAGCTACACTCGGGCCACGGACGGCACCATTACGGGCGTCACCATTCCAGCAGCCAAACTCAAGAAGTTCGAGACGCAGAAGTTTCAGAACTCGGGCGCATTCGGCGTAGCCCCCTCGACTATCGGCAAAACCCGCTTTTCGCAGACCTACCTGTGGCGTATCTACTACAGCACGCAGGCCGACCGCAACGCGATGGAGGCGCTCATTCTGGCCGAAGACATCGTGATTTTCTCGCCCAACAACGACAACCAGTTTGAAGTGTACGGCGCTGCCCTAGGCCTTGCGGCTACGACGGTAGCGGGTGGCACGGGCACCAAGATTGACGATGACAACACGGCCCTGCTCACCTTCACGGGGGCCGAGCCTGGCCTGCCACCCATCTTCAACACGGTAACACCCGCCACCACCAAAGAGGATGACTTCCAGGCCAATGTCGAGTACCTCGACGCTTTGGTAGGTCCGTAGCGTGCAGGCATTACTAGCTCAAGTGCGGGCGGCGCTGGACAGCCAGGCCGCCTACACCACGCCGCAGCTCGATGAGCTAAACCAGCAGTGCGGGCGCGAGCACTGCAACCGCCGCAATCGCATCATTTATCAACTGCAACAATTTGTTGCGCAACAGGCTGAACCCATGTCGGCACCTAGCACTACGCACCAGTTTAAAAGGGACTTTGCCAAGTCAAATGCCATCATCGAAGTGCAGGGCCAGACCAAAGCGGTCACGGCCAGCAATCTCACTGACGAGGATGTGCCGCTTCTCAGGCAATACGGTTACGGCCACTTTCTCGAAGAGAAACCCGCCGAAAAATCGGAGAAAGCCACGAAGAAAGAAAAGGAAGACGCTAAAAAAGATTAAGCCCCAATGTCCGCCACGCTCGCTAAATCCAAGAACCCCCGCGCTAGCACTACCGCAGTGCGTGGGTTCCTGAATTTATCAACTGCCCTGCCCGACCTGGGTGCCGTGGTGCAGCAAGGGCGAGGCTACGTGGCGAGTGATGGCTGCGGGCGAGACCTGCACCACGGCCTAGGCAATACCATCCCGGTCGTAGCGATGGCCGCCAAGCAAGCCAGTCCTACCGCTTACCGCTGCATCGAGCGTCGCACGCAGTTCTTGACGGGCACAGGGTTTCCAACCCCCGAACGCGACTCCAAAACGGGCGCGCTGGTTCGCCCTGGGGAGTCTAACACGATGGGCGACACGCCCGTGCCTGGCTACCCTGGCAAAACGGCCAATGACTTTTGGGCCGAGCTCTGCTCCTACGTAGCTGACTTCAATGGGGCGGCGGTGCTGGTGCGCTATAACAATGGCTCTACGATTGGCGAGACGCATATTCTGCCGTTTGCCTCGGTTCGTAAAACCACGAATGGCACATATCTGCTGAATCACAAGTTTGGCCGCAAGGGGTTTAAAGCAACCGACACTACCGAGCACCAGCCCTTCAACCCTGATAAAAAAGTGGTGCTGGAGCTGCTGCGGCAGGCGAAGGAAATCAACCCCAAGACCAAAAAGCCCTACGGCCAGCCCGGTCAAATCTTCTTCATCTACACGCCGAAGGCTGGCGAGGAGGACTATCCCTTGCCTCCGCAATGGCCGGGGCTCGAATCGCTGTTTACGGAGGCTGCCTACGCCAACTTTGACTTAACAGAGGTCCGTAGAGGCTTCCGTGCCAAGGGCATTCTCACGATGCTCGGGGAAGTGGACGACCAGACCGCAGACGAGCACGGAATGACGGAGAAAGACCGCCAAGATGAGCTATTGCGGCGCTACACGGTAGCAGGAGCCCAAGAGCAAGGCGCTGAGCGCGAAGATATTCTGGTGCTAGACGCCAAAAACAAAGACGAGGCGCCAATCTGGGCGCCGATGAATACCACCACGGATTTGAAGTGGCTGAGCGACAAGAAGGAAGCAGTAGGGCAGGAAATCTGCCGCCATATCGGCATCCCCCCCATTTTGGCCGGCTTTGCGAAACCTGGGCAGCTAGGCGGGGTGCAAGAATTGGTGAATGCGGCCCAACTCACCCAAAACAGCCTAAACCCTACGCAAAAAATGGCCCTGCGCGCCTTTTGGCGCCTATTCCCTTCGCTCACTGGGGTCATGCCCGGCCAGCTCAACCCGGTTGAAGTCGCCACCCAAACCCTAGCCGCGCAGTCATGAGTACGCTAGTCCTCGCCCTTGCTGACTTCACCAAGGCCCTGCCCTTCTCAAATAAAATTGAGGACAGGCAGATTCAGCCTTTCGTGACTGAGTCCTATACGCTCGACCTAGTACCGCTGCTGGGCTTTGAGCTACTAGAGCGAGTAGACCAGCTGACAGTGCCTGAGATAGAACCGTTCGTAGTTGGCGCCGCTCGCACTGTTGGCACTCACTACCTGCGCCGTGAGCGCGTGTACCGCAGTACGGCCGACGTGCCCGCCCCCGCTGAAGCTGAAGCTGAGCTAGTGTACGAGCCGCTGCTAACGCTCTGGACGCAGTACCTCAAGCCCTACTGGATACGGGTCAGCTTCACCCGCTTTTTGCCCCAGCACGGCCAGGATTTTACCAAGGGCGGGGTAACCACCCCCACCGACCCGCAAGGCACCTTTCGGCCGATTTCAGCCACCGATAAGGCCACGCTGCTAGCTGCTCACGAAACGGTAACAGAAGCGCTGCGCTCCCGGCTTACGGCCTTTTTGCGCACTGAGCCCACTTGGTCAACTAGCCACGGTTGCGGCTCGGCTACTCCCTCCCACCGCACGCGCATTCGCGGCATAAACTCAGCACGCCATGCCCGCCCCCGTTATTAATCCGCCGGTTGGCCTCAAGCAATCCGAGCTTGCTACGGTCACTGAGCTATTGCCGGATGACTTGGTGACCGGCACGCGCCCGAGTGAGGCTGACCCTGGTAAGCGCAATGTCAACTTCCCAGTAGGCTTGTTGGGGGGCGATAGCGCGCCTTTCACTATTACACCTACAGAAAATGTGGGCGGTATTGTAGCGGGTCAGACTTACGCAAACGTAACGGCGCAGGATATACTACGAGCCATGCTAGTGCGCTACCAAGCTCCAGCTTTCGTGTTCTTCACTATCGCAGGGCAAGGCAGTCAAACGGTAGAAGTCGGCACCCCTTTCCCCGCCGGCTTCAAAAGCGTGGCCTGGGGTACGGTCAATAGCGGCAATGTGAAACCTGGTAGCCTCAAGCTGCAAGACATTACGGGCAACGCCACGTTAGCCGAAAACGAGGCCAACGATGGCACACTGTCGGCCTCCACGGCAGGCTTTACAGTCAGTAATGGCGAGAGCCGCCGTTACCGCCTCTCAGGTGTCAACAGCAACAATGCCACGTTCTCGGCTGACTTGGTAATTACGGGTAGCTACGCGCTCTTTTTCGGCCCAACTACCGCCGCCCCCACGACCTCAGCCAGCGTGCGCAGCCTGCCGCAAAGCCAACTGGTCGCCCAAGGCAACACGGGCACCCTCAACACGGGCACCACGGCCCTGAAGCTTGCCATTGTGCTGCCCCCCGGCCGGACCCTGCAAAGCGTCACCGACCTCGACAACCAAGGGCTCAACCTCACGGCTAAGTACGTGGCGCAACCGACCATCTCTGTCAACGATGCCAGCGGCACCCCCGTGCCGGGCTACACGCCCTACGTGCTAAGCATCGCCACCCCCTACACGGCTTCGGCCCGCCATGCCTTCACCTATGCTTAGCCCCGACCAAGTAGCCAGCCAAGGCCCCGGCGGGTTTCTAAACCTGAATGGCGGGGCAACAGACCCTTACTATGCCTTGGCTAACGGCGCTGGCTATGCAAGCGTAGCCGATGCCTGCGCAGCTGTCCCCACGGCGGCGCGACGCAACCGCACGGTGAACGTCCTGGGCGAAGAGTACTGGTGGATGGAAAGCGACCTCTCGGATAATGGGCTGGTGCTGAAAACGGCTGCCAGTTCGGGGGGCGGCTCGGGCGGCGCGCTGCTCACCTACAACTTCTCCTTTTCAGTAACGACGGACGGGGCGCAGTCCATCCCCCTGCCTGCTGGCACCGATGGCGTGCTGTATGTCGTGGTGCAGACCACTTACGGCGTGACCCGCCCCTTGCTGCCCAGCCACTACCGATTGAGCGGAAGCGCTCTAATCGTTGATGAAGATGCTGGCCTAGTAGACGGGGAAACCATCGAGGGCAAGCGCTATACCGGCGGCGGCTCAGGCTCGGCCGGGCGGGACTTCAACAACGTGCCGCAGTCGGTGCGCGACGCCGTGCGCGCCGCCGGTCACACTTGGAGCTACGGCGACCTCACAGCCTACGCCAGCGCGGCGCTAGAAGCCGCCGCGCTCGATGGGGTGCAGAAGGGCGACTATTTCGATGCCTTCGAGGCGGGCTCCACGGTGGACGCCTACCGCTACTGCTACTGCCTGCAAAACGATAGCTCACTGGGCTGGACCCGAATCTATAAGCTGCAATAATCATGGAATTCGAGACTCTGCCCACGATTCTGCAAGCCTTGGCCCACTGGCTTTTCGCCTACCTGATTGACCAGGGGATAGCTATCACCATGCCCGCTGTATTGGCTTCACTTTCTGGCTTTAGCGCATAGTCCAATGGCTTACGAAACGCTCAACCAGTTCCCGACCGCCTTCCAAAAGCTAGGCTTACAGGTTCTTCAGGAGTTGAAGAACCAAGGGCTGCCTATTGTGCTGCCGGGCGACTTGAATACGCTTGCTACCGACCTAGGCAACGGCTCGTATAAGCTCAAGCAGAACGCGACAGCCACCACCTATGCCCGCAACCGCACCTCTAAGGCCTTGGTACGCTCGCTCATCGCCACGGAGCAGCAGCTGAAAAACCAGACTTATACGGCACCAAGCTGGCAGGACTTCAAAAATGAGGATGGGACGGTACTTGACCCCGCCGCCCACACGCTGGAAGTAGAGCTAACCCCTACGCTGACGCGCACTTACGGCAAGATTGGCAACACCTCGGCCAGCTACAGTCAGGGCGTGTTGAAGTCGTTTTCGAGCATCGCCAAGATTGTTGTCGTGCAGCTTGCCAACGGTAAGGTTCGGCGCTACTTCTTCCTCGGCTACAACGAGAGCATGTTTAAGCTCGTCTACGACGATGACTTTAGCGGCATCTTCGCCTCGGTTTTGCAGCCTACCTGGTACGCCCAGCGTGGCGCGATACCTACTATTTGGTATGAAGGCTTCTACGAAGGCTGCGCAGATGCCAATTACCTCTATGCCTTCAGTAACAATCCTGGCTGGGATAAAAAGCTGAGTAGCTACGGTATTCGCATAGCCCACGATACGCTAGAAGTTACGCCGTGGAGCGGGGGTGGCAGTATCACATTCGGCATTAACGGCGAGTACCCAGCGGGGCGCACCGTCTCGGGGGTTATTGCCGCGCTGCAAAACACCACCGAGATTGCCGACGACCCCAACAACAATCCGGCCATTTTAGCCAGCAACAAGGCGCTAGCGCAACTTACGCGCATTACGGGCTCGGCGCAGTTTGGCAGTTACATTGCTTCCGCCCGCGCCGGCCAGAACGCGGTAGTAGTTACTAATAAAGCGACCGGCGCCTTGCTCCAAAGCAACACACTGCCCCGCCCCGGCCAGGTGGAATTCTCAGAGGATGGCCGCTTGTGGGTTGTGCAGCAGGATGGAGCAATCGTGAAAGGCTACACCGTAGCCAGTACGGGCGTGCTAACCGAAAGCGCTACCGTCCCTGGCGCGGAGAAGGCACTGGCTCTTGCTTGGAATACGGTCACGAAGCAGCTCGAAATCACGCGCGGTGGCAACCACCAGCGCATTGACTACTACACGATTACCGGCACGCCTACGGTAGTTGATGGCTACGGCGTTGCGGGAGGGCATAAGACCAACGGCCCCCGCGTCACGTTCAACAAGTTCCAGCATATCAACATGGACCCGCTCACGGTACGGGCGGTGGATAGGCACGAGTACGGCGACGAGTTTGCCTTTATCGGGATGCTACCAGATGGCTCGCGTTACTACAGCGACGCGGCAAACTTCCGCGCCTTGCGCATCGGAGCCAATAAAGCCTACTTGGGGCAAGTTGGCTATTTGGCTGACCACCGCAGCATCGAAGGCGACCAGAACGATATTACGCGGCTGTTCAGCAAGTGGCTAGAGTTCTACGACGGGGGCGGCACCCTCTTGCCTGGTGACCGCTCGCTGATGCCAGAATCCGAGCGCGGGTACTACCTCAAAAACAACTGGCTCTGCGACCTAGACCCGCTGGTGTACAGCCCACCAATTTTCGTGGCTACACTCTCGAATGGGCGCACCTACGCGCAGATGACCGACCGCAGCATCAACCACAACGACGGGCGGGTGTACCGGCGCGAAATGGAACTGGTTGCGGCTACCGGGCCACGGGCCACGATAAACGAAATGCCTTCTTGGGGGAATGGCTTGGAAGATGCCACGACCGACAAGAATGGCACCATGCGTTACAAAGAAAAGGTGTCGGATACGGCTTCTAACATTATGGAGCGCGCCCTTACCTCGTTCACTAGCGCGGGTGACCCCGTGCGGGGCACAGCAACAGTGCGCAACCAGCTCACCAACATCAAGCTCGTCGACCCAGCGCCGAACAAGCCATACGAGCCCGCTACTCGCCTACTAGAAACGCTAGGCGGCCTGCTCGTGACCTTTCAGGCGCACGCATTACCTAGCACTAGTGGCGCGCCCCACCTCGGTTTGCTTCCCAAAGGCGGCAGTACCTGGCTTACCAAGTTCTTCTTTGGGGCCGACACAGGCGGGATGACCGGCCACGTTACCTACCCCGAATCAGCCGGCGCCTACGGCGGAACGGATGGGGGCAACGTGTGCGTGGCGGGCAAGTTCATTGTGGCCAACGTCAACAACCAAAACACCGGCCCCGCCGCCAACTCGTTTTACGTGTGGCGCGATAATGGCGCTCCCGTGCTGGAGTTTGCTATTCCCTTTCGTGGCGAAGAAGACCTGGGGATGAACGTGCGCGAAGGACTGGAAGGCAACGCGATGGATGTGTGGGCCACGTCACCCGATGCGGACACGCTGATTATTTACGGCGTGGGCGAGTGCTTCGGCGGGGCTATCCAGCGCCACAAGATTACGGGCCTCAGTAAGTCGGTTACGCTCTCCTACGCGGCTACGGTAGGCGTGCCCGGCGGCAGCACCAGCGGCAACACCACGCCCCGCACGGCGCCAGTCGAAGGCGACAACCTACTAGACCTGACCAAGCTACTAGCCAACAAGTTCGTCAACGAGCTAAACGGCTCTACGGCAGACGTGAACACGTTCACGGCCTTTCTGGACATCCCTGTAGTGCCAGGCCAAATCTACAGCGACAACGAAAGCCTGAGCGTGCATAGTGCCTGGTATGATGCAGATAACAAATTCATCTCGGGCTACTACAGCACCAATAAAGTAGCCCCTGCCAATGCAGCTACCCTTGGCTTTTCCTTCAACAGCGACCCCGCTCAGGCCATGCTCATCGTGGGCGCCGTGCGACCGGGTCGCTACACGCCTTTCTGGCAATCTCTTCTCTCTTAGCGCATGGCCTCCACCACCGAAATACTGCCAGCTGACCCCCGCCGCCTCGGGGATACGACCGTGGGCGACCCGGCCGCGCCTCTGAGCGCCATCCCGGCCCCCGGCCGCGGCTTGGTGCTAGACCCCGACGCCAACACGCTCAACGTTGACTACCAGCCGCTGGTATTCAACCCCATCGAAAAAGGTAAGCGGGTCAATCCAAATACGGGGGCACTGGTCGGCGGCAACGCCAACAAAGACTACTACCTGTTTGAAACGACAGTAGAGCCAAACGTTATCTACGACTTGCGCCAGGGGTCGGGCGACTTGGAAAACGCGGCCTACTTCTCAGATGGTATTTACCTAGGGCCATTCTACAACTACCCTGCTGGCGCCCCATTGGGAGAATACAGCGTCTCGCCCCCCATCCCAGCGGGTTCCAATAGCAACATCATTACGCTCAAAGCTTCGAGCAAGAGCACGGCAGATAACCAGTACGTCTACGCTACCCAGCTCTACAATGATGGGCCATTAACAGAGCGGGTAGCGGCCCTGGAGCAAGGCGGCACTGCCACCACGGCAACGCCGTTCGGCCCGCTCACGGCCACGGGTGCTAGCGGGGAGACGTTCGCCCTGCCGGCCGGCACCAAGTCGGTGCGCGGCGTGCAGGTATTCGACGCCAATCCCGGCGCGGGGCAGTATCCGGTTATTGGCTTAGTGGCCTCCATGTACACGCTCAATACGAGCGCTACGCCCCCTACGCTCTCGGTGCTGGCGCCTTACACGCTCAGCGCAAACGATACGATTGAGGGCATCGCGCTAACGCTAGCCAGCGCGGGCGGTGGGGGCGGTGGCACGCCCGCTAAGCCTAAAAAGCTGGTTTTTATTGGCGACAGCCTAGTAAACGAGGTGCTGACTACGACCTCCCGCGCAATGGCTCGCCTCAACAGCAGCGCCTTGTCCTCTGCCATTGTTAGCTTCCCCGGCGAGGGCGCCCGCGACTTCCTAAACAGCCATTTATCAGCCAGCGCAGCAGAAGTAGATAGCGCCAAAGACTGCTACGCGCTGGTAAGCGAGGACACGAACGGCCTGAACCAGTACTATATCGACCAAGTGAAAGCCGACGCGCTGGAGCTGGCTAATGCGTTGCTAGCCCAGGGCTACAAAGGTATCGTGTGGATGCAGGTAGCCGCCTGCCAAAGCCCCTACGCCTATGCGCGGGACGTAAACGGCAACATTATCGGTACCAGCACCGCCGACCGGCAGGCGGGCTTTGACACCGCCCGCAAGAGCTACAACAACTACCTGCAAACGCTGGTAGGCACCAAGCTGAACGCGGTCGGTAATCTTTCGATTTACCCGAACGTCTACACGCAGTCGAGCGCCAGCGACGCCCGCTATTTCTACCCCGCCGCTACCGGACCCTACGGCGCTAGCGAGCCCGGCAAGGTACATTATACCGACTACGGCGCCCGCTATTGGGCCGAAGCTGCCGCGCAGGCCGCCGCGCCCATGCTCGGTATTACGCTCACCCCTGCCACGGTTACGATACCCGACGCGCCAACAGGCTACCTCAGTAGCCCGCAGGCAGTCACTTACACGCCTTCCAACGCGAATACGGCCTACGTCGGCGGCATCTTCACGAAGGTAGGAGGCGGCAGCGGCTGGAACGGTGGCGGCTTAGGCAACATCAAGGCAGACCTGGCAAACCTCAAAGTTGGCGAGAGTGTGGTACTGCAATTTGGCGAAGTTGGCACAGGCGGCGGGGCTATCTACGGTGGCACCAACCAATACCAAGAGAAGCCGCTCGACTACAATAAAGGCGACTTCTGCTGGTATTCGGATGCCACAAACTACGACGTATGGGAGAACGCGTTTCAGCTCAACCCCGCCCAGCCGGTGCGTCAGCCAAACTTCCGGCCGCGCATCGTTTTTAAGCGCGAGCAGGGCACGGATACCATTTCCTACTTCTACAACGAAGCAGCCACTACGCCCACGCTGACGCATACTGGCACGTTCACGCAGACGCTTTACCTGCCTGTCTACCTCTTTTCAGATGGTAGCGGGGCCGATGGCGCCAGCACCATTACATCGCTCACCATCAGCGGGCCTGTGCTCCTTTCTGTATAGCCATGCAGTACTACGCCGCCCTCGCCGCCCCGCTGATGGCCCTGGCTGAAACCGCCGGCCTGCCGCTCACTGCCGACCCACTAGGCAGCAGCAGCCCCGTAGTGCCCGTAGATGCCAGAATCACGGCCGCCACGGCCCCGCTACAGCAGCAGCTCGCCCAAGCTGCTACGACTATTCAGCAGCTAACCGACCTGTTGAACAATAAAGCCAGCGCAAGTAGCCTGGCAGACGTGCGCCAAAACGTAACCGCGCTCACTAGTACCGTGGCGGGCAAGGCCGACGCCGCGACGGTAGCGCAGCAATTCCAGACCAAGTTCGAGCTAGACCAATCGCAGACCGACGCCATCCGCGCCGCGCAGGAGTTGCTAGCTACAGACAATGGGCTGCTGCAAGGACTCATGGCAGGGCAAACGCAGTTAGGCAACTTGGTGACAGGGTTGCGCACAGATGTGGACTTGAAGGCCCCGGCCTCGACGGTCAGCACCCTAACCGGCCAGGTAACGACGCTGCGCAACGCGGTGAACGACACTAGCACTGGCCTGGCTACTAAGGCCAGTGCCACCGACCTGACCACCCAAAAGGGCCGGGTCGATACGCTGGTGTCTACGACCGTGCCAGCCTTGCAAACCGACATTGCCAGCCGCCTGCTGCGCACAGGGGATGTAGCCACGGGGCAGATTGTAGTGGCTACTGCCACAGCGAAAACGGCAGCGCCCCGTTTTGAGCAGGTTTTCGGCGGCATCAACAGCCCCCGCCGCACGATGGAGAACATCACTACCGGCACTACGGAGCTACAGCCTCTGACTGATACAACTGGCCAGAATCGTAAAATCCTGCCTATTGGCGTGATGTTTTTACTCACTGGCAGCCTCAACCTTGGCTCAAACGTCACGGTGAAGCTGGGCACCACCCCTGGCGGCGCTGAACTCTATAGCAAGACATACAACCTGCTAACTGGCTTGCTTGGCAAAGTGCTGGCGCCTGATGTGCCCACTAGCGCCACTCCCTTACCTGCTGGCCAGCGTCTATATGCCACCATTACCGGCGGCGGCCAATGGACTTGCTTTTTCGATGCTGTTTTCCTGCCCACGGCCAGCTGACCCCGCCCGCCC